TGACAGGGATTACATCCACCATCATATAGTCTAGCTGCCGTGCGCTTATTTCGCCTCGTAGGGGCTGATACCCGTACTCTTCGGGCGCGTGTTCTGCCATGATAGCTTTAAGGAGTTTAAACTCCTGCTTCATAGTGTAGTGAACCCGCGCTTGTACTGCCGCCATTGGCTTGAGAGTTCTCTCCAATAACGCCAGTGTAGTTCCAACAGGAGCATTAGCTGACATATCAGAGATATTCATGTCAGAAATAGCACCCAATCTACGACCTTCAGTCGTAATCTGGTTCAACAAAGCTAAGAGAGTTTGGCTTGGCTCCTTGTAAGGAAGGGGCATAATATTGTCACGGATACTACCTGACGGTACGTCAACATCTTTCCATTCCCCCGGTTCAATGGGAGTATCATCTCCCTTGATACGCAGCCCTCGGGACTTTAATCCGCCGGGGAGATTCGACAGAGTACCAGCATCAACTAGCTGACGTATCAAGGAAGTCCCAGCCTTAGCATATCCACCAATAATATGAATAAGGCCAAGGCCATAAAAGCCAAATCCCGGCACATATACGTAATGTACGAAGTGCTGCCGCTTGAGCATTAGCTCGTCGTCTTCATTCCAATTACGCCGTATAGCAAGGACTTCTCCAGTACCACGTTCAATCGTAACGACGTAAGGTTTTGCTATCTCGTTTTCGTCTTCATCAATACCATCAATAATTAAATCTGCGTGTATTTCATAAATAGCAAAACGACTATCGTCAGAAATAGAGAAGCCATCATCTTCGGCTTTCTTCTCTTCGATGTCTGTATGGAACGGCTGTGGGTCTCCTAGTTCTACATCACGGTAGAAACTCCCTGCCTGCAATTTTTTTAGTTCGTTCTTGGTCTTGCGCATGATATGCGAGACACGTTCAGCTTGCTCAATCGTAGACGCGCCGTAAGGCACGATAACATCTTCTGCTGGGATATAGACCGCCACCTGGCGCCCTAGGTTAGGATCGAAGTAAACCTTCTTAAACGCCGACCCTGCAAGCCCTAGGCTATACAGCATACGCTCGTGTTCGGGTCTGTACTCCACCATGCGCTCAGTAAGCTCATAGTTCATGTCAGCCTTTACGCGTTCGGCGGCTTCAATTTTTTCTTGTGTTTCATCCCCAAGAATTTTAACCTTGACAGGTCCAGCGGCGGGGAAAGTCTCGCTCATTGTTTCTGCTTGAAACCGGATAGCTGCTTCTGCTAGAACTGTAGAGTACACTCCACAAGCACCATCCCATGGGTCTGTACGCTCTTCGTATTTAAGTCCTAGGGTATCTAGCCCTTTAACAAACGTATCCGCCCACTCTTTTCGGCTTTCGATGTCAGCTTCTACAAGCCCTAACAAGTCACTAGATAATTCTTGTAAGTCGCCATCTTCCAGCATCTCTGCCAAGTTACCATCAAACCCCACGAGGTCAGTCTCATCCATGTCAGGGATTAATGTGATCTCGACACCCCCATCAGACAGCGTAACCATCTCAGGATCGACAATCTCTATCTCTAACGCAGAAGTGTCCATCTCTTCGACACCTTCTAATTCCTTATCCAAACCCTCTGGGGCTGAGTATAGCCCTTTTTCTATCGCCATAATCTAGCCTCTTAGTAAAACCCACCACGACGTTGACGGAAGTATTGTTGCTCTTCTGGCTCGTCAGTAGGTAGTCGAATAAATCCGCCCTGTCTAAATCGCATAAGCGCCATCACCGTTGAGTCCACTAAGTCATCATGACTCGTAAAGGGGAATCCAGCAATCTCTTCTACCACTTCTTCCGCCCATCTAGTAGGGGGTACCCAGCAAATGCCCGATGCCACAATATCTGCAACGGAGTTAAGTCGCGCTAACTTATCACCTGATCCTCTATGCGGAGTATACTCTGATACAGGCAGTCCCATTCGTCGCATCTCTTGATACAACGCGGTACCTGCACTTTTCTTCTCCACAATAAACGCGTCAGGTTCCCATTCAGCGTACTCTTCCATTGCTAGTGTTTTTAACTCAGGAAACTCCATACGCTTCTTTATACTGTTTAACAATATAATATTGTACGCATTTGTATCCTCGTTGAAGAAAACGCCCCAAGTAGTGAGTGCTGTATAGTCAGCACGGTTGTGTGTTTCTGCTGCGGCGTCCAAAGACATTATAAGGTATTCAGAAGAAGGGGGGCTATCTTGTTCCCACAGATTCCACCAGTCTCGCTTAACTATCGACGCTTCTTCAGACGTAGGATTCTGTTGGTACTGCGCGTTCCATTGGAACGTAGGCATTGATGCCTTGGTGCGTAACAACGCCTCCAAATCAAAGAACTCAGGCCATAGTGGTTTTTCCACATAGCGATTAGTTTTTTTATTTTTTACTTCTAGTATAGCGGGAAACTCTACTACTTCATATTGATCAGAGCGGTTGTTCTTTGCCATGTCGTTTGTAACACGCCCAGTCAGATCATCCATGTGCCATCTAGTTTGGATGATAGCTACGCTACCTCCGGGCATCAGACGAGTACGAGCACCAAACGTAAACCATTCGTATGCTCTAGCAAACACCTCGAAGTTCCCGTTTATTACGTCTTGTTCAGAATGTGGATCATCAACGAGCAATAAATCTGCGCCGCGACCAGCAAGAGCAGAGCCAATTCCACAAGCATAGTATTCTCCCCCGACGTTAGTGTTCCATCTACCTGCTGACTTACTATCCTGTGCCAACTTTACAGTGGGGAATACTGCTCTGTACGTATCTGTAGCTATTAAGTTACGTACTTTACGCCCAAAGTCCACAGCTAAATCAGTGGTGTGGGAGACCATCATGACCTTTTTGTTCGGGTTTCTACCCAAATACCATGCCGGATAGAAAATAGAAACAAGCTGGGATTTGCCATGTCTAGGGGGTATATTCACACAAACACGGTCTTTTTCCCCTCTTTCGATACCCATCAGCATTTCCGCTAGTATGCGGTGGTGCTTGCCTACAATAAACTCGGGCATCATTAACTTACAGAAGTCTATTAAATCGTCGTAGGCTGCTTTGTTTTGTTTGCGGTTGCCTAATTCCCCCGCCATTTTGTCTATTTCAGCTATCTCATCTGGCGAAAAACTGTCTAAATTGTCCAACAGACGCTGAATATCGTCTTCAGAGAAGTCTAACGCCCCCTCACTCATCAGACTCGTCCTCGATACCTAATTCTACATCAATATCTATGGCCTCTGGGTCTACAAACTCCGCATCTATCACGTCTTCTTCTAAATTTACCAGCTTTGACAGCTTACTACGCAGGCTTTCACGTAGTTCATCAGTAGTTCTGTGGGTAATGGTGACTTCGGTCTTGTCTGTAAACAGCCCAACGTCCGAAATCTTACCCAAAAGCTCCAACGCCCGGATACGAACACGGGGGTCTGGGTTCTCAGTCTCTTCAATTAGCTTGTTTGTGACCAAATGACGAACTTGGACCGCGCTTTCAACGACAGAATGTCCGAATTGGGTGAGAATATTGTGGGTCATTATCAACGCGGCGGGTGGTAATGCCGCTGCTCGCTTCGTCGAAACCTTTTTAGAAGTCTTACTGGGGTCATCAGCGTAAGCTAAAATTATTTTAGCCGCAATTTCCTCGTCTTCACTAGTAGGTTCCACGTCTAGCCCGTGCTCTTTCATCATAGAAGCAGTATTACACGCGGCTTCGGCCCGTGCACGCAGGTCCATGTACGGAATTTCGTCCGAGTATGGTACACCAATCTCTGGTTCGAGCACTAAAGACATACTGTTTCCGCAGGTTGTTAACCGTTATTGCCGAGTTATACATAATAATTTGTTTTTGTGCAAGGAGGTTGGGACTCCTAGTGGGGGGTGTTCCATATATAAGGGGGGTGGGGGTACCAAACTCAGAAAAAACACAATCGTTCGTGTAAACTAGTAATATATAAGAGAGAGGGAGTCCCAAGCTGTGAAGTGGGCCATGGGGGAGGGGTAGGGGTCCGGCTCATGCTGTTTTGTTAGTGTGACACTAACATTACCTATCGAGGTTTGACTATTTGTAGCGCGCTGTCGATTTATCTATTGATTTGTTATCATGCGTTGAGTATGGTGTGCTTGTCTTCGGGAGGAACCTGGGGGCATAACTAAAACAATCATAGGAGAATGACATGCTTATACGTACATTGAACACAATAACAAAAAATAAAATAGCCAACGCGGTAAGACTTGGCATCAAGGCAGACAAGGCGGGCATTGCCGCACTCGATCTGCTTATAGCAACCGGGTTTGACAAGGTGACCGATTACGTCAGCCCTAAGTCAAACGGTTCAACCATTCATGCGGATGAATGGACAGCGCTCAAGGCAGCGGTCGTCATGGGCTTCACCAAGGCCAACCAAGCATTGCTTGAGAAGCCTACTAAGTCACTGACGGAAACTCAGAAGTCAGACAAGCGCTACTGGCAACAACAGATCGGCGCTCGTATCGGTGACTTCAAGTCACAGCTCAGCAAGCGCTTGAATGATGTCAATTCAGATGGTGCGGGATCACGTAACCGGTCACTGGATCAACGGGTCCGTGATAACTTGAATGATGTCATCAAGGTCTGCCAATCGGCAGAGGAGGCAACGTTCGATGTGCCGGTGATGATCGACAAAGTAAACGCCGCCTTGGCGATCCTCAAATAGGGCGCTTGTAAAACAACGTTGAAACAGAGAGGGGCTGGCAATGCCAGCTCCTCTCACATTCGAGAGGATCAAGACAGTGAAATATATCTACCATTATCTCTATTGGCGTTTCTGGGTTGGGCTAAGAACCAAGAACGCCCACAATCGGGCACGGTGGTCATACATGCGGGCACGCTATTCTGTGAAGGTCCAAATAACGCGGCAGAATTAGTTCTATCGGCGAGAGCTTCGGCTCTCGCCTTTTTTTGTGCCCGCGCTTCGGCGCAATCGATACCAGTTCCTTATGTCGCGCCGAGCCTCACGTGTTCGTGTTACCCCGCGACACCTTACATTTTGAAGTCCCCGAGCCTAATGTTAGTGCGCCCCTAACAACAAGATACCAGTTCCTTATGTCGCGCCGAGCCTCACGTATGCACGACGTCACATGATTGCGCATAGCGCAGCCCCCGGACTTTGTTAGTGCCACACTAACACATGA